AACCTCTTGCTCTTCTGGCTCTGCCTGTTCGACAGCCTCAGATTCGCTTTCGGGAGCTAAGTTCAGTTTTTGGGCAAAAAATTCGGCTTGATTCTCACTTGTGACAACTTGCGTTGTCTCTCTAGGCTCTGCTGACATGGATTACCACGGATATACCCGGTGAGACGCGCCGGTACGACCTCGCTTGTATATCGCAAATGGTAATCCGTGTCAAAGACTATTGCATAAACGGATTCTGCCCTTGATCAACATCCTGCACGGCATACGTTGCTGCCATCATTTGTTCGGCATTGCGTCGCTCAATCTCTCGAGCCAATGCGTCAATTGGCATATTGTGGATCAGCAGGTTAACCAGAGCATCAATCTCGGTCTTATTCTGGCTGGTAATCGACCGAGTGTTCTGGTCGTTGACTTTAACCTCGGCCATTGTTTCGGTGTTATGCGCTCGAGCAGTGACGTCCATGAGCTTGCGTTTGGTTGCGCCATCTTCCTTGATCTGCGCCACCTGGCCACGGTTGCTGATCTCAAGCTGCATAGCCTGCATCTGCTGCTGCATCATCTGCATTTGCTGCTTGGCTTGGGCTAGCTGCATCTGGACCTGCGGCGGTATGTCTGACTTCTCATCAATCTGCGCCAATGGGTTAACCGCTGCCAGCCGGTCGGCAATGATCTCGGCACCAGGGAAATCCATCTGTCGGAAAACCAGATCGCCAGCAGCCTGGAACAACTCTGGGCTCGAGCCAATGAGCGGCATCATTGCGTCGACCGCCTGAATGCGCCGGCTGGCATAGCCTGGCCCCGTATCCATGCTGACGTCGTACTCTCCGACCGTAACGTCGTTCAAAACCCGCCCAACCTGGGACGCTTCGTTGATTGTGATTAGATCTGGCTTGCCATCAACGCCAATGATGCGCATGACACGCTCGCTGTCGTAGATCTTAGGGATCAGATCAAGGATGATTCGACCCGTCTGGGCAATGGATTTGGTCAAATTATCGTAGTAGTGATAATTCGTCATATCCACTTGCTGCTGCTGACCATTCAGCGCTTTCCCGCTGATGTTGCCGGTCGGCAGTTGGCTTGGGTCGAAGATGCCCACGACCTGCTGTAGATCATTGCTGACCGACTCTGCCGCAGCCATGATGCCGGCAGGAGGTGGCTCAGGTTGCAGACGGGTCGGCACCGGAGCCTGGCGCCCTTCGATGTCGGTCTGCTTGTAGCGCAGCACAGGCGTGGCTTTGATGTTAGCCGCAGCCCATTCGTTCTCGTGACCTTCGTCTTGCCCTTCGGCCAGCAGCCACTTGGCTTTTGGAGCCAAAGCAATCGCCTCAGTCATGGAGGTCTGCCAGAAGTTGTACATCTTCTGGGGATCTTTGGCATAGCGCACCAGACCGTACTTGATCGACTTGCTGTCAATCACGATCCGACCGCCGTAGACCGGCACGACAGGGATAAATTTACCTGGCCAATCGCGCTCTTCAAGGATCTCCATGGCAGTCAGCTTGCACCACTTGACCACTTTCTTGTAGCTGTCGCGCTCGCCCACGATCTCAAGCCCGTGCTGGGCCATGAAATCCTTGCTTGGGAGCTGATCTTTGAACAAACGGGATTTGTCGTTCAGCAAGTAGAGCTTGGCTGGCGTGCGCTCAATGTAGAAATATTCGGCAATCCGGACATCTTCCTTGGTAACCCATTCGGGGTTACTGTCGCCGCCACCTCGAGCGCTAAAGTTCCCGCCATCGTCAGCATTCGGGTACATATCCCGAAACTTGTCTTTGCTCATGATCGTCGTGATCAGGCAACGCTCTTGGTCCGAACCATCTAGCGCCGTGCTATTGGGGTCGAAGTAGACCGAGAACGGGTTCTCAATGGGTTCAATGTAAATCTCTTGGTCAAAGCTCTCTGGCGACGTGTAGTCAGTCACTACACGCCAATAGCCCCAACCCATGCGCACGGCGTACTCAAATGCCTTATCGTAAGCGCTATCAGCATCGCTGTTGATCTCAATGTGCCGACAAATACCCTCGACAACCTCGGCTGTCTCTTTGTCTGCATAGCTATTGCATGGATGGACCTTGATGCGAGGTCGCTGCTGACGCTGCTGGTTAGCGATCTGCCGGCAATAGGCGTCGAGCTTGTTGATCGTCAAGCAGGGTCGGGCTTCTAAGTTGCGGCTGTTCTGGATCTCGACCGGCCATTGATCGCCAGAGACAAAGCGCAAATCGTCCAGCGCATCCGACCGGTTGATGCTATCGGCTTCGTTGGCCAGGCGCAGGAATTTCATTGCGTCAGCAATGCGTGGATCTTCGCCTTCGTTTTGATAATTTGCCATGTCAGCTCATCCAGTTTGTCGGTAGCGTAAACGTCTGTTGTTTCTTGCGTTGCTTGGGCTCGTTGACCATCAATCCGATGTAGCGAAATGCGTCTGCGCCGTGCGAATAATGGTCATGAAGTGGTGACTTTGAGAATCCACCCGTCTCCGGGTCGACCTCATAGCGGTAATGGCGCAGACAGGTAAGACCTTCCGCGCAGGCTTCTCGGTCGAACCAGCAGTTGTTGAAAACAGTTCGCGCAGCATTGATAGAGTCAGCAACAGGCACCCTTGGGATAATCCGAGTCTTATAACCCGCAGCTCTTACGATCTCTTCTATGGATTTGCCAGCCGCTGCAAGTGTTTTATTTTCAGCGTCGTGCGGAAGCCACAAAGTATCGTAATGGTATCCAAAGGTCTGCAATTGCGCTAGGTAATAGCTGATGGTCTTTTGATTGTCCTCCATGTAACGCAGCAGCCGCGTTTCCATGCCGACGAATTGCAGGAACCAGATAGCCGTCGCATCAGACCAGCCGAGGTCAAAGACAGCATGAACAGGCTTGCTCGGATCGAACGGAACCCGTCCAATGCGCCCTTGGAGCTCCGCGTCCTGCATCTCCCTGGCAAACACAGCACCGTCGACAGTCTGCCTACAGATGCCCTCCCAGACGGTGTTATAGGCCTCAATATCTCGCTCTTTCAGCGCATCCTTCTCAGCTCGTAGGGTTTCCGGGAACCACGGATTGTCGGACCAATTGATCTTGACGACAACACAGTCAGCAGGAGGATTGACCACAAAACGTTGGAACGTTTCATCTGTTTCAAGCTCCGGGTTAAAGCTGACCCAAATCTCCGAGTCTTGTTTACGGATCGTTGGGATTAGCACATTCCAAGACATTTTGGACACTGACTGAGCTTCTTCAACCCAGCAAATGTCAACGCCCTCAAATGATTTAATGTTGCTGACGTTATTCTTTAAGCCAACAAAAAAGAATTCAGAGCCGTTTTTAGCTCTGATTGATGTCTGGGTTATTTCGTAGAATCCATTTAATCGCAATGAGTCGATTTGATCGCATAAAAGTTTATGCACAGAGTCTCGGATTGATGTTTGGAATTCACGAGCACAAAGAATGCGGGTTGGCTTAGATGCGCCAATGATCAGCAGTGCTCGAGCAATTGCCCAAGACTTACCACCACCTCGACCGCCGTAGGCTACTTTATACCGATGCTTATCAAAAAGTACCGATAGCTTCGCGGGAAACTCGGCATTGGCAACGGCATTGCTGACCTCATTCATTGAACCTCCCATCTAAATTTGGGCTGTTCAACGACTGGTTGCAATTCTCGGTTTGGCCTGCTCATCCAGCCATTTTTGTTTCCGGGCAACTCTGCTACGGTTTTCCATCCCGCTCCGCGCAAGCTAGCGCCAGACTCGGCTTGCAATGTGTAAGTGATTAATTTGGACCAGCCAAGCGCCTTAACTGCCTTCCAGCACCGAGCGTAAAGGAAACTGCACGTTCCTTTGGGGCTGTGATCAACGACGCAGACCCTAGTGACCTCAAGCGTCTTCCCGTCTGCCAATCGTCTTGCGACGGGTCTGCCAACGATTGCAACGCCAACAATCTCGCCGTTGTAACTTGCGCCGACTGCGTACATACCGCCTTGTGGCGCTTTGTTGTGACGGTGCCAGCCGGTGACATATTCGCTAGCTAGTTTGAGCGTCATGGGGACCGCTTCAATCTTCACTCACTTGGCTTAACAAAGGTAACTTTGATGCCCTCGACCGGCGATCCGTCTGGATTGCTCAGCACGGTCGTATTGCGCTCGCCCCAACCCATCTGGGCTTTGGTCCACCAGATCATCGCCGTAGTGTCGCCGGTCAGCGCTTTGTTGTACAAAGTCTTGGCCATGTTCGCGCAGGCAGTCGCCTTCCCAAGCGCCAGCTCGGTGCCGTAATACTTGCGAAGCGTCACGTCGCTGATGCCGATCAACGCAGCAATCTGGTCGTGCGGCAAGCCGAGACCGCTGGCCTGCTGGACCTGGCCACGTGTTTTATCGGTTGGCTCGTGCGGTAGCATTTTTATTGCGTCAAAGTGTTAGTCATTGAATCGAAAGGAATTCCCGATTCTGCGTGGGTTGCTGCCTTGCCAGTGAATTCCTGCCAGCGCTTTACTATCACGTCGCAATACTTCGGGTCAAGCTCCATAAGCCTCGACTGACGTCCCGCCTTCTCGCAGGCAATCATCGTAGACCCAGAACCTCCGAACCCATCAAACACAATCTTTTTAGTCGGGTTGTCTTCCAGAGCGATCTCGATCAACTCTACGGGCTTCATCGTCGGATGAACCGTGTTTTTTTGACGTTTAAGCGTCCAAACGTCGCCCCTAAGAGTTTTATGGCCTCCATAATCTCCATAATAAAAGATTATTTCGTGCCGCTTGAAATACTTATCAAGATGCTGTGCAGGATTAACCTTGTCCCAGACGATCATCGCTTTAGGCTGACGCGCTAATTTAATCATCGCTTCTCTAAACAGATGCGCGTAATGCCAAGAACAGCAGACATACATAACCTCGCATCCCATCAGAGATTGAGTTAAGAAATCTACAAACTCGGAATCCGGCATCTTGTCGTTTTTTATTTTTTCTCTTTTATCTTTGACGCCCTGATAGTCAATGTTGTAGGGAGGGTCTGTGAAAACCATATCGGCTTTCTGCCCATCCATTAGCTTCTCAACCGCATCAATCGACGTAGAATCGCCGCACATTAGCCGGTGCTTGCCCAGTATCCAAACGTCGCCCAATCGCGTTTTAGGCTCTTCAGGAGCCTCTGGCACGTCATCCTCGTCGGTCAACCCGTCCGTGACCTCGGTGACGTTTAGCAGAGCATCCAGCTCCTCCGTCGTAAAGCCGGCAATCGTGGCGTCGAAACCCATCTCTTGCAGATCGCCAAGTTCGAGCCGCAGCATCTCATCGTCCCATCCGGCATTCGATGCGAGCTTGTTATCGGCAATAACCAGCGCTTTCTTTTGCGCCTCAGACAAATGGTCCAACACGATAACCGGGACCTCGGTCAACCCGAGCTTGCGAGCTGCCGCTAACCTCCCGTGACCGGCAATGATGCCGTTCTGCCCGTCAACCAGGATCGGGTTGGTCCAGCCAAACTCTCGAACGCTGGCAGCAATTTGAGCGACTTGCTCATCACTGTGCGTCCGAGAGTTGTTGACGTACGGAATCAGCGCTTCAATCTTGCGCTGTTCTATTTTCACTTCTTCTTCGCCGCTGCTGCACGTTTAACAGCGTAGCTGATCGCCACTGCCTGTTTCACTGGTTTCCCAGCCTTAACCTCGGCTTTGATATTCTCTTTAAACGCCTTCTCAGACGTTGATTTTTTGAGAGGCATGATCAGCTTGCGCCGTGGATAATTGCGAAGTTGAGAACAATAGCCTCGGAATACGACGTGCCGGTCAGGTTGCGCAGCGTCAGAATGGCCGAGCCAGTGGTCAGCGAAGTCACGTAGCTGGTATACGCACCGGTCGTAGCGCCACCCGAAATACAGACGATGACAGTATCGTTCGCCGACAACAGGCTGTTGTTCAACGTAAACGACACGGCAGTGTTGCCAGCAAGCGCTGCGCCGTTCATCGTGATCCGGCCAGCAGACTTGTTGAGAGTCACTGCCGTGGTCTTGTCGGTGAGCTGAGTGACCGTGCCTTGAGCGGCTGCGCTATAGCCGATCTCAGCGCTGGCATAACACGTGGTGAATTCTGGATCGGCGTAAGCGACGCCGGTTGCAACTGAATTGCTCATGCTGTTTCCTCTTCTACGACCGCGCAAACGTCGGCCTCTTGGATGATTTGATAGTCCTGACCGTCTTTATTGTGCGTCGGCCAGTTTAGATAATCGCCGTTCCCGTACTTGATCCAGTCACCAACCTTCGCCTCTCGGACCTTTGGGCCAACGGCCACAATGCGCCCTTCGTTAAAAGGTTCCTTGTTGGTGACGTGGATCACGTCGGACAGCTTCCTGACCGACGGTTGCACGGTGATGAAGTCACGCAGGGGTCGAATCATTTCTGATACGACTTGCGATCATGGGTGTAGCAGACGCCCGAGGTCACGCCGGTGTTGAACTGCTTGTCTTTTCCGGTCATATCAGCTTCGCCCATGCCGACGCCGTTGACCATGCGCTCGCTGCGCTCACCGGTTTTCTCTTGTTTGAAAACGCCTGCGGGAACCTTAGCGCTCGAGCCAAAGCCGTAACCGGCTGGCTGCTTGGTTGCTGAATCTTTGGATTTCATGGTCTATCCTTACTTGAGGAATCTAAGTTTGAAGAGAGTCGAATCAATGAGTTGTGCAATCTCATCGATCAGGTTCTGTAGTTCACTGTCTTGAGGCATAACCTCTCGGGAGTCTTGCACAAAATACTTAATCCCCTCGAGGTACTCGGTAGGATCATCTGTCGGCAGGTAGTAATCGTCGGGGAACGCCTTAAACTGCCCGTAGCGTCCCATGTAGGCTTCTGCAAGCTGATCTACTAGTTCTGGGATCTGCTGATAATACTCTCCCAGAGCCTGATGAGCGGCATAGGATTTGGTAGTCCAATGCAGCAGATGCGCATTGGTTCCCGAGTGCAAAAGCACCGAGACAAAAGCGCTGGCTTCATTTTCCATGCAGACCACCAAAAAAATAGGGCAACTCCACGCTGCCCGATTGGGCAATGGAATGGCGAGGAGTGCGCCCGGACCCAATCATGCGCGTTTTAACACTGTTCTTGCAAGTGTGTCAAACGGTTTTGTCAGACGGAAATTTGCCGTTTTGGAATAGAGGCATATCAAATGCGAGCTTTCTGCGCTGGATCTCTCGGTCAAGATACCAGCGTGCTTTCTCGAGGTCCTGCATCCCTGCTTTGAGGTCTGCCCTCCAGATGTACTTGATCGCATTGCCCAGGTTGAAGCTCATATGCTCAGTGATCTGGATGCATTCAACGCCAGACGGATGCTGAGTGTAGTGGTCAGGATGGTTTACTGGGTCGTGCTTCATGAGTAGTAATCCAGTGCATATTCGCCGCACCATTGAATCTTGTCGACAGGCGGCCAAATGGCAGATTCTAAACCATCGTCTAGCACCAATTTTGGAGATCGACGTCGACATTCTCCCTCAAATGAGCCTTCCCCATCTCTATCAATATCGTTCCAATATCGACAGGTTCCGCAGGAAGGCCCGGTTGACATTCTTGCTTGGGCAGTTCTGCCGCTTGCTCTTCCATCGTCGGATTCATCGTCGCCCCCGAATTCTCCAATCAAGACTGATGCGTCTGACTTGATCTGTTTGGCAAGATTGATCACTTTGACAAGCTCCATGCTGAACATGGCGCACTCTTTCTGCAATTCGCTGACATTTATCTGAATCTTAGCGATTGATTCTCCTATTTTATAAGTCATTTAGATAACACTCCTTTTAATTCCAATTCTTTCATTGTAAAAATATCTTTACCCTTAAACATTTTCTCAATCCATGGTCTAACCCATAGATAAGCAGTGCCAATGTTTGAGTTGCGCTCGAGCAGGTTCTTGGTTGTCAGGGTTGCGCCACCAAACGTCACCCAGATGTGAGGGGTAACGAAGTGAGGCACGTACATGGCTTTGCCAAGAAAAAAAACTGGCTGAACGTCGGTCGGCATGACCTCAGCGTCCTCGCCTTTATAGACAAACCGTCCATTAGTGAATTTCACAAGCGCTCTCCAAGGGTTTGCCAAGTGTGCGAAGAATGATGTAGTGCTCTGGCTCAGCGCTGCCGTTCTGTGAATGAGCGTCGTAATAAATGTAAGACGCTCGATTAGAGCTGCACGATCCATCGATGCGACGCTTGAGTTTGCCAACTCGAAACGCTTGCCGCAGCTTTGCATCAATTAGCTTTTTAGTCGCACCAGGGAAATACTCTAAGCATTGCAGCGTTGTCATTGCGCCATGCTTAGAAACAATCTCTGTTGGAGTGAAATCAAATTTCATCTCTTTAACCTCAGAACGGAAGGTCTTCGTCGTTTTCTTCAAAACTCGCTGCGTGGGCCTTAGGCGCGTTTTGCATCCGACTTGGTAGGGTAGCCTCAGTCACTCCCTGAAAGCCGCTCCTGTGCCCGTCTGGGTGCCTTTTTGGGCCATGATCAACGGCAACGGAAGGTTCGCAGGGATTTCCGATGGTCACGGCAGCGTATTGCATCCCGCTGGCAGCGGTCTTGATCGTGACGTCCAGCCAATGCATCGAACCGTCTGGCAAACAAACACGACCTTTGTAATCGGCGTGCCAATCTTCGACCTTTTTGTCATTGGGAAATGCTGCGCCCTTGCCAGGCTTTTGTTCGTAATTGCCTTTTGATGCGGCTGGTTTATTCATTTGATTCATCTTAAATTGTTTCTCAGGATTTGATCTGTCACAACTTCGGATAAAAGCTCTTCCATTGTTTCGACCTCGGGTTGTTTGGCAGCAATTCGGCGTCTGATGACCGATTCGATGCCTGTTTGTAATTGCTGACTGGACATATCCATTGCCAGCAGTTGATTCACCAGCTTGCTACTTATTTGGGCACTTTTTATTTTTTTCAAACCTCCTCTTATTTCTTTATTAAAGGTAAATATATCTTCTTTCATCTTAGTCATAGATCTTATCCTTAGATCTTAGTCTTAGCTCTCTAAGTCTTAGATCTTAGTCTTAGATCTTAGTCTTAGATCTCTACGCGCACGCGTATATGAAGAAAAGTTATCCACAGGGTTATCCACAGGGTTATCCACAGATTTAGGGTAGTTATCCACAGAGTTATCCACAGGGCGATCACTGGTCTGTGGTCGGTATTTTGAGTGATTCTTCGGCTTCTTTTCTGAGTCTTTTAATGATCTCCTTTTCCTCTTTAGTATAATCTCTGAGCCTTTCCCCGTGTTGATTTATTTCAACGTAGGGCCATTGTTCCATTCGTCTTTTTGCTTCCAGATTCCTGTTTGCTTTGCTCATTTCAGGTTCTCCGAAATCCAGACAGTGACCGATCCTTCTTCAGAATATTTCTTTGAAACTTTGAGGTACGTTACCTGGGCATCGTCGGCGTAAACGACCTCATTCATCCCGTCAAGAACGGTCTTGGCAATGTTGTCAACGTCTGGCCGCGCTGGGTAAATATCACCGTCTAGCGCTGCCTGACGCTTCGCCTTTGACCAGGAGAGCGGTATACCCATCTGGGCATAGATGTAGACCGTGAGCGGCGTCTGCAACGGAGGATGCCCGTGCATCGCCTCTGCTGCTCGTGCTGCGATTAGCGCTTCGTACTCTCGCGTGACAGCCGGCGTATAGCTGCGTGGCTTGCCGCCCTGCGTGCTGAACCGTGGTCGACCCTTGCCGATCGGTGGCCCAGGAATTGTGAATTGCAACGTCATCATTTCAGAAGATTCCATGCTGTTGCTGCCACGAGCGGTACTTGTCCATTTCCAATGGCTTTAAGTCGGTCCATCCGAGCGGCCACCCCATCAGCCATTCGACCCACGTCGGGTTCAGTTTGCCACCAACTTGAGTTGCCAATCCGTCGCCGCTCGTTTTGCTGGCTCCTTTCCGGTTGTAATTTCCGCAAACCGTTGGAGTTGCCCAATTGACTTGAGCTGTCAGGGTCGGTGTATTCCGTTTGTGCTCGCTCGGAGCGTTCGTTTCTTTGCTCATATGCGCTGTTGGTGTCGGCCAGATTCGGGGGGGGGGGGAGATATTTAGAGACGATCCAGATTCGGTCTCTTTGATGGGGAGCACCAACGTCTGCTGCCGATATGACGCCCCAGCGAGCATCAAACCCCATCTCGGCCAAATCTCCGAGAACTTGATGGAGTCCTCTAGAAGTGAGCATTGGGGAGTTTTCCACGAAGACGAAGCGGGGTCGTACCTCGCTAATAATTCGCGCCATATGGAACCACATTCCTGATCTGGCTCCTTCAATGCCGGCACCTCGTCCTGCTGCTGAAATGTCTTGGCAGGGAAATCCTCCAGATACGACGTCAACACGTCCCGCCCAAGGCTTTCCGTCAAAGGTTTGAACGTCATCCCAAATCGGGAAAGGCGGGAGAATGCCGTCATTCTGTCGAGAGGCAAGTACGCAAGCTGCATAGGGTTCCCATTCGACGGCGCAGACAGTTCGCCATCCAAGAAGGTGGCCGCCGAGTATTCCTCCACCAACGCCCGCGAATAAAGCCAACTCATTCATCTGATCTCCGAATGCGAACGGCAGATGATGCCCGAAGTCGATGGGCTTGTGGAGAAAATTTGTACTAGGGTTTGTCCCTAGAAAAATATTTGCTCTACCCCCTTGATCTTGGTTGTCACCCGAGGTAGAGTGCTGGTCATGCGCTGCACGTCGTGGCGCACAACAGGAGCAACAAAATGAACGCAACAACAGAAAAAACGGTACGCAGCGCAAGCCAGTGGGTCAAGATTACCCGCGATAACCAACAGCGCAAATTTACGTTTGCACGTGGTTACGCTGGCAAATACCAAGCGCACGAAATCCACAGCTTGTCGTTTAAGTGGATTCCAAACTGGACAGAAGCGCTTGACCGCGCCAACCAAACCCTCGCAACCTACGCTTAATCAAACTAGGGGCTTCGGCCCCCAACCAAGGAGCCAAAATGAAAATCATACTGAACCAACAAGAAGTGCTAGACATTGTGCTAGCAGCCATCAAAAACAAAGTCGCTGATGAGTTCAACGAAATTTCTATAGAAAAATACAGCACTGATAATTTCTGCACGATCCGTTACGTAGAGCCAACCTTTGAGGAGTCCGACAAATGAAACCAGATCAAATGGACGCCTTGATCGGCATCGCTAGCGGCTGCGGCATTCTCATCATCTTGATTCTTCTTCTTCTTGGAGTCCTGTAATGGTCGGCAAAGTAACCCCCAACACCAAGCTCTCAGCCAGCAAAGTCCCTGGCCTGCTGGGTCAAAGCAAGTATGAAACGCCCAACCAGATCCTGGCCGGTTGCATCAACGCACTACAGGACATTGAACCGTCCTTTGACGCCAATGAATCGATGCACTGGGGCAACCTGCTTGAAGTCCCGATCCTGCTGGAAGCCAGCGGTCGGCTGGGCCTGAGTAACCTGCGCCTTGACCATCCAACTGCATACCATCATCCAGATGCGCCAATTGCCTGCTCCCTTGACGGCAACGGTGACGGCAATGGTCTGGTCGTGCATAACAGCCCTGAGCAGGGCATTTACGTGATTGGCCAGGACAGTATTACGCTGGACGGAATAGGCGTGCTCGAGGCAAAGCTGACGGCAAACTACCCAGAAGAATCGCCAGCCATGAGCCGTGGCCCGCTCCAGCTCCAAGCGCAGATGGATATTGTCGGTGCCAAATGGGGAGCGGTCTGCGTGCTCTATCAAGGCACCACGCTGCGCATCTTCTTATTTGCGCCTCACGAAGATACGCAGGCGCTTATCAGAAGCTCTGCACGCGACTTTGAGACCAAGCTAATCCACTGGTCAGAGACCGGTGAGGTCGACTGGTATACGCCCGTTGACGCTAAAGACGCAGCCCTTGTGTGGCCAGGCGACGAAAACCTTGAGACGGTCAATCTGGGAATGGCTGGTGCTAACTTTGCCGCCGCAATCGCCAAAGCCAAGAAAGAAATCAAAGATCTCGAAACTGAGATTGCAGACGCTGAGAAAGAGCTGCGAGAAATGATGGGCAACGCAACGTCAGCGGTCGCTGGTGAGTACACGATCAAATGGCCAGTGCGACATTACGCCGCTCAACCAGTTAAGGTCACGCCAGCCAAAGAAGCGTATTCAGTGCGCCAGTCAACCCTGACAATCAAGGAGTCCAAATGAACGTTTATAAAAAACTAACTCAAGCCAGATTAAAACTGCTGACGGCAGAAATGA